CACAAGGTCCCGTCGAAATCAATAGCAAAGATCACAAGTACCCCCCCCCGCAAAAATAGAAGTTTGATTTTCGGCGGCCTCGATCCGCCGCCGAGCCGTTTCAAAATATTCCTTGTCGAGCTCCCCGCCGATAAATCTCCGCCCTGTTTCCATACACGCGACGCCCGTCGTCCCGGAGCCCATGAAGAAGTCCAGCACGACCCCACCCGCCGGGACGATCTCGACAACCTGTTTCATAAGGGCGAGGGGCTTTTCCGTTTGGTGGTATCGTTTGGCCGTCGGGACGTTCCCATAGGAGAAAAGGCCGTCCAGGACCCCGACGCCGCGCTCCAGAGGCAAGTCCCCGTTGCTCCCCCATACGATATACTCGCATTGATTTTTGAATCTCCCCATTTGAGGCCGGGAGCTTTTCTTGTCCCATACCGCGATCCCGCGCCATATCCACCCGGCCATTTGTAGGGCGTCCGCTACTGCGGGCAAATTCCTAAAGTCGATAAAGACACAACAAACGCCCTGGTCTTTCGTTTTCAGTCTTGCGGAAAACAGGAGCTCGCGGAGAAATAGGGTAAAGCTCCTCATATCCATATTGTCACCCGTGAAAGACTTGTCTTTCCCAAACTCGGAGCCCGAGCGGCAATATTTTTTATAGGTGTCTCCTTTCCTCATGGTGGAGAATGTCCCGCCGCTGGAATAGGGCGGGTCGATAATCACGCCGTCGACCTCCCGCTCCTGGAGCTCCTCCAGCACTCGGAAACAATCCCCGCAATAGAGGCGGGCCCGCTCCGTTGTTATGCAGTCCATAACGTCCTCACTCCCCGGCCTCCAGGTCACAAGAGCGGGTTTCGCTCCTGGAGACCTTGATCTTGCCCTTGCTGGTAATGGAGAATTTCGCCTTACACTGGCCCCGGATATTGAGGGACGCCGAGGAAATCGGTCCCCGGGCGATCAGTTCCACCACGCGCTCCAGGAGTTCGATCGCTCCGTCCCCGGCGATCGGCTTAAAGCCGAGGTCCTCGGCTCCCTCGCCGAAAAGGCGGTTGACGCGGCTCTGTGCGTCCTCGATCTGTTCAGCAGTACGGCGGGCCGTCCGAGCGCTCGGGCAGGAGCAAACCTCCGTCGCGGTCTCGTCCGCCGCCGCCTGGGACGGATGGGGCCCCACCTCCTGGAGCTGGCCGCAATACCTACACGCCCCGGTCGTGACAGCAAAGGCGACGCCGATCTCCGGCTTGCGGTTCTCCACGGCCTCCGGGCAGTCACAAACACGGGTCGCGGCGGCGTTGGCCGTTTTCTGTGTGGGATAACCGCCGCCCTTTGCGCCCTCCAGGGTGACGCCCCACTCCCGCCCGCAATAGTTACACTTGCCGAGGGTGAAGGAGCCGACCCCCTCGTCCTCCTGGGCGGCGGACGGGTCTTTCTCCCCGTCCCCGTCGGCGGGTTCCTCCCCGGGCGGATCGTCCTCCGCCACGGCGAGCCCCTCCAGGTATGCGGAGAGGTCCCACTCCTCCTGGATCAACCGTTCCTCCTCAATATCAAGATTGTTTGATACCTTCGTTTCGGCGTCAAAATTAGCGATCGCGCCGCGGCGGGAGCGGATCGCCGCGAGCTTTTCCCGGGCGCGGTCTGCTGTGGTAGGTGCCGGGGCTCCGGCGTCCTCCAGGGCGTGGCGGAGTTCCGCCTCCTCTCTTGCAAGCTCCGCCTGTTCGGCGTCCAGGGTGGCGTCCTCCTCCTGGAGGGCGGCGCGGTCGTTCGGGTCCACCTTGTCCCGGCCCTCGAAATTGAGATAGGTCAGCTCCCGGCGGCGGTTGTCAATCCTGATTAACCGATCTTGCACTTCGGCGAGGCGGGCCCGGTCCTGGTTGATCGCGGCGATCATGCGCTCGTGATCCTCCGGGCTCATGTCCCCGGCGTATGTAAAATAGTTGGAGCCCTCCTCCGGGCTGGGCGCGTCGGAGTAGGGGAGCGCCCCGGCCTCTCCGGCCTCCGCCGCGGCCTTTGTGACGGCCTCCAGCGTGATAGACCAAACGGCGACATTTTCGTTATAGATGGGCTCGACCTTGCTCACAACGGCAAAGCGGCGGGCCGCCGACTCCGGCATGGATACGGGGGAGGCCCACTTATAGGCGGTCTGTCCCTCCGCAACGGTGGAATCCGCCGCGAGGATCACGCGGTCCGAGGGCTCCCCGTTCGCCGGGTTCTTGAGGCGGGCCCACGGCTCCCGGAGGAAAACAATGTCCCCGGTGTTGACGGGCGGGTCGAACACGTTCCCGGAATCGAGGAGCGGCTCTGCGTCCACGTCCGCAACGTACCAGCGCCCCGGGGCCTCTGTGCTCTCCAGCATTTGCGCCCCCTCAACATAGGCGGCGGGCGCTGGCTTGATCGGTTTCGTGATGGTGAGGCCGCCGAGCTTTTCAAACTCCCGGGCGTCCTGGGCTGTCATTACAAGTGCTTTCATGGTATAGCAATCTCCTTTCCGAAATGATGTTTTGTTACTGCAATCGGAAATTCCTCAATCTCGCTCGCCCACAAGCAACTCCCCGGGCCGTTGAGCCGTTCCCACAAAAGAGGAAAGCCTCCGATCCCGTCAAATAGGCTCGCCATAGTTGCGGCCCGCTCATAACAAGCGCAAAGTCTTTTTAATACCCACGCCCACGGCGGAAGGGCAATAGAATTTCCTAAAGCCTTATATCTTGCGGCGTCGGTACACTCCCGCCGCTTTCCTTTGCTATCCGTCCACGGTCCTATATTGGTCCATCCATCCGGGTAGCCCTGGAGCCGCTCACACTCCAAAGGAGTGAGGCGGCGGCAAACGCTCCCGTCGCAAATTTGCCGCGAATTTGTACGCCCTCCCGCGCCCGGGTTCGTGAGCGCATACATTACATTTTCCAGCGTCTCGCAATTTCGACCGCCCTCACGGCCCCGCTCCGTAAATGCAATAATCAGCCTTTCATTTCCGCTTAATATCGTCGGAGATACTCCTTTCAATATTTCCGCGTTCGCCCGTGCCGTTGCCATTACAAGCGGTTCCTGTTGTGTGGCTGCCAGTTCCCGGCAATCTATGACGGCGGTCGTTTGTTCTGCGGATAGCGTCGGCGCTCGCTCGACCTCAAAGCCAATATTCCCCGCTTTTGCTCCAGCCTTGTGCTTGAATCCGGCCACAATAGGTAAAGCTCCATGTGACTGTGCTCGAAGCGTTTCTGTCACTTCTCCGCAATATAGCCCTCTGTTTGTTATGCTTTCAAGTGTCTGAGCGGCTGTCTTGACAACAATATTAGGCCCCCGATCCAGACACGGACTCCCGTCATATCGCGCGGTCAAGGCTCTTGCGATTGTCGGATAAGCGCCGCCTCCAGTTCCTCCGGGAGCGGTTTCCCCCGGCGCTCCGCCCTCGCCAAAATCCCTCGACACGCTTTTGCGGATAAAGAGTATTTCGGGGGCGGCGTGTCCTCCAAAATCTGCGACAAGCGCGATCCTACGGCGACGCTGGGGGACTCCCCAAAACTGCGCGTCGAAAACTCGATAGGCGACGGACCATCCGTCCCCGATCCATGCGTCAGCCAGAGGCCAGCGTCCTTTTGGAGGTAATGGAATGTCGGGGGCGTCCGGCTCCGCAATCCTGATTGTTTCTTCAAGGACCGCCCGGAAATCTTCTCCTCCGTTTGAACTGAAAGCCCCGGGCACATTCTCCCATAGCATGAAACGGGGCCGAATAAACTGGCCTGTCCGTCCTCGTTGTATATCTGCATTTCGTAACTCCTTAATCAGCCGAATTTGATCCATAAAGAGACCGCTCCGCGCTCCAGCGAGGCCCGCCCGTTTTCCCGCTATGCTCAAGTCCTGGCAAGGGCTGCCGCCGATCACGCAATCCACGGGCGGCGCGGTATAGCCGGAAATCTTTGTAATATCTCCAAGGTGTATCATGTCCCCCTCCCTCTCCGCCGGAATCGGGCGGCCTCCGGGCAAGTTTTCCAATGCGGGACAAAGGCAACCTCAAGCCCCGGTTTTTCCTCCTCCGGTCTTGCCCGCCGCCCGAGGAGGACCGCGCCCTCGTCTGTGACAAAGCGGTCCAGGCCGTCCCCCTCAATGATGAACACGGGCTCCGGGTCGACGGGCATATATTTTCCCTCTGTGGTGGTGATCCAGTCAATCGGGGCCCCGCACCCTTTACAAGTGCTCACGGGCTCGCCTCCTTTCCGCCGATCGTGATAACCAGGACCGGGGCCGGGTCGTCGCTCGGCCATACCTCCGGCCATTCGTCCAGGTCCAGGGCGAGGCGTTCGACCACGTTGTCCCCGCATACCTCCACGCAACGGGTAGAGCGGAGCTCCTGGGCCGTCCCTCCGGCCACGCCCTCGCACTCATGCGGGCCCATACGGTGGACTATAAAGACGCGGTCCCGCTCCTGGAGGACGGCGAGGAGGGCGGCCAGCGTCACGCAATCCCGCCGAGTTTCGGCCATTTCTTGACCGCCTCCTCTCTCAAAGCCTCCGCCGCCGCGGCCCCGAAAAGCTCGAAAACCGTCCGGGAGGTGTTCGCCGCCGAGTGCTCCGCCCTGATATGCTCCGGCGATCCCTCCGGGTAGAGGGCGAGGTCCGCCGCCGCGAGGAGGAAATACCCCCGGAGGGTGGTTAAAATGTTGTCGCCGAGTGTTTTCATAGATCGTCGTCCTCCTCCATAAGCTCCGCGAAATCGTCAAAGGTGAGTTGCCCCGGGAGGACCCCGTCCTCCATCCACCAATGAAAAACGTCAAGCCCGGTTGTCCCGATTCTCCATGATCCGTCTACCTTTCCGCGGCGGATACGCTCCTCTATCATGCGTTCAAATGCTCGAATATAGGCCGCCTGATAGGTCGGATATAGGGCAAACTCCCTTTGTCTCCTCGCCGTCCCCGCCATAGGGCAACCAATACACCCCACGCGGGAGAATCCGCATTGATAAAGGGGGTTTATCTGGAGTTTTTCGGACTCTATGTAATCCCAAACTTCCCCGTCGGTCCAGTCAATGATCGGGTTACACGTCCTTTTGGCCTTGAGTGTGCAAGTCTCAAAGAGGCGGCGGCGGTCGTCGTTGTCATTGTTTAATATGATCCGCTTTTCCTTGTCTGGCGGTGACGCCTCGTAAATCCCCCGGTTCTTTTTCCGCTTTACGGACTCTGCCCAACGGACCCCCGTCGTTATAAAGCGCCCGTTTCCGCCCCGCTCCTTTAAGATGGAGCAACAATAACGGGCGACCCTTGTCGGCGGCATGAGCTTTTGAGGAATCAGGCTCCACATTGTCACGCGCTGGCCTTTGTAGACCGGGAAATTTATCGTACATTTGACGCCCTTCCCCTCCAGGCGGTGGAAGTCCTCGCGGACAAAACGGACGGTCTCCGGGGCGTCAACGGTGGTATGGTTGTGCATAGCCTCGAACGGTATCCCGGCCCGCTCGGCCAGGGCAACACATACGGCGGAGTCCTTCCCGCCGCTGGTTGTTACCACGAGCGGCGTCTCGTAGTGCTTTAGGGACATTTCCGAGGCCATTCGGAGGCGCTCTATCGCGGTCCGTTCTTTATCCATGCTAAAACGCCCCCAAAAGCCCCGGGGCCTCTCCGATTTTATACAGCGTCCCCCGGCTCGTCTCGCAAGCGGTCCCGTCCTCCGCCGCCTCCTGTTCGAGCCAATCGCGCCATGAGCGGCCCGCCCACTCCTCGCTCGGCATTTTGAGATCAAGGGAGCACCCCTCCGCCTCCAGGGCGTCGTCTACGACCATTTCCAAAAATTCCTCAAGGATAAAAGGCTTTTGCGTCAAAATTTCAAAGTTTGTCACGGTATAGCAATCTCCTTTCCGGTCAGTTTGCCGCGGCCCGCTCGCCCCGGCTCTTGATGTTCCTCTCAAAGGTCCGCTGTGCGACCTCGGCGCTATAC